GTGTTTTCCATATTTATAGGTTTAAATAATATAATTCTTTTTTTGCTCTACTGCGAGCTACATACTTAAGATTCTGCTCTTGTACCATTTGTTCAGGTGAAGTTGCAAATTTAGATGGAATTAAATTTTCATTTAAAATATAAACAATATCAGCCTCCAATCCTTTAGCCTTATGAATAGTACAAAGCATTACTGCCTTGTGTTTCACTTTAAAAAGATTTTTCACTTTGTCTAATAAAACCTTAATGATTTCATAATCTGTACTCATATGAGATACCAATGCTTTGAAATTGGTGTAGTTCTCCTTAAAGATATACATTTTCATTCTACCATTATCAGATTTATCTTTTTGAAGGTCTTCTAAAACATATTGTAATTCCCTTTTAGTTCCTGAAACAGTATAATTTAAGTAGGGTTTTAAGAATCTTGTAATTGAAGTTAGAATATCATCACCTTTTATATAAACAGGCATACCAGAGCCAAGAAGCTCAAAGTAGAGCTTAATTATAGGGCTTGTATTTCTGCATATTATCATAGATTCTGGCTTTATTTCATTTACATTTTCTACTTTACTTACTATTCCTTTTTCTTCTGTCCCATACTCCATTACATCATATACCTCATTTGTTTCATCGATTATGTTTTGAGCACATCTGTAACAAATATCAAGAGGTAATTCTTCTACATCACCCATACTCTTAAACTTATCAAAAGACGACGAATAAGCTCCACTGAACCCATAAATTGATTGGTTTCTGTCTCCCACAGCTATCCATTTAATGATAGTGCCTTGGGCAATCAAATTCTCAACGAGTTTATGTTGTGCTAAATTCAAGTCCTGAGCTTCATCTACCATTAAATAATATGGTTCAATTGGTATATGAAGATTGTCTCTTGCTGCTAAGTAAATCATGTCATTGAAGTCAATAACAACAGTTTTCCCTGTATAACTTTCTTCCCTTAATTTTACGAAGTCAGCCCACAAAGATACAATTTTTTCGTGATTGACAAAATTTTTATCCATACTTTCCATATGTTTTTTAATTTCGTCAATATCATCGTTTAAAAATAGCCTGGATATGTCGTTCATATCCATAAGAGTATAACTTAATTTAAGCTTATCTTCCCATCTCATTTTTCTGAAGATACTCTTATGTTTATTCTGTAAAAGTTTCAGAAGTTCAAAATTTTTTCCATTTTTTATTACTACTTTACTCTTCTTTTTGTAATGATTTCTAATTGCTGAAAGACCTAAAGAATGCATTGTAAGCGATTTTCCTTGATTTAGTTTGTTTTCATCAATCTTGCTTTGAATTTCTTCCTGCACAGATTTATTAAAAGCTAAAAATAAGGTTCTATACTTACAATACTTTAGCAGCTCAAGTAAGGTTGTGGTCTTACCTGAGCCTGCTACTGCATTAATTAAAATGTTCTTATCAGTGTTATTCCAAACATCAAAAATCTTCTGCTGTTTACCACTTGGTTTAAACATTGTTTTTTGTTTTTATTTGTTTTCTTTTATATCTATTAGTTTTCTCATTTTTTTGAGGATAGTATTTTAGGTTGTTTAAATCTTCATCTAAATCTAATATACTTTGTGCACAACAAGTTATCATATATTTTTTCTTTTATATTAATAAGACATAGCACCAAAGATTTCCCAAGCACCATTTCGTTCATTATTTGCTTTCTTATAATCTATCTTAGCCACCATTGTTTTCTGACCTTCAAGGACTTTAGCTATATGAACAGTCAAGTAATCATCAGGAAATTTCTCTACCCATGCTCTTGCTTTCTTAATAGCAGCTCCCTGTGTTGGTTCATCTACAACCATCTCTGCATAGTTATTTCTATAACTAGTTGCTCTATATCTGGTGACCCATTTTCTGGTGCCTGTGGCAGGATAGTTTGTTACAACAGTCTTTATTTTATTAGTATTTGTTGTGGGCTTTCTGATGCATTTTGCTATTGCAGGTTCGTGCTTGTTCATATCATCACACCTATCAAACTCTTTTGCTGATACTTCTCTTACTTCTGAGCAATTATTCCATTGCCCATTATATATGTCTTCACCATACTCTTCTCTACATTCATCTTGTAGTTTTTTAAAAGCTTCCTGTAATGTTCTTCCAGTGATTGTTGCTCTTTTTGTTATTGTTCCCATTTCAAAATTTTTTAAATATTAATCTTCTTCTTCTTTTTCGAGCCACAACTCTACTTTAACAGGAGTACCATTCTCATCTACTGGTATCCATGTGTTCCATAAGCCACCTCTTTCATTATGGAAAGAGGTAGCCATATCTTCTAAATCTTCTTCTGAGAAATAGATTTTTACTGTTTTTATGTTATCTTTTGGCATATTTAAACTATTAATGGCAGGATATTTATAACTTCATCCAAAAGTTTATCAAGCCCAAATTCACAATTGATTACTACATCAAACTCAGCATCATCTAAAGCTGTTTCAGATGGGTGGTCTCCAGTGTCTTCCTTTCCAATTAGGTTTACTCTAATTGTCAAACCACCTTTTTCCTTTACAGCAGCTAACTCATTTGGAAATCTCATATCTGTAATAAGCCAATTAGGATATTCTTTTCGTTGTTGTATATCAGGAGCAAAGCCAACAGGGTATTTAGCTTTATTTTCTTCTGATATAGGTTCTATAATTATCTCAGGATGATAATCAGCAAATAAAGCATAAACCCAAACATTAGGGTGAATTATCTGTCTTCCACATTCAGTACCAAGTAATTGTAATAATAATCTTGGAGTCAATCTTCTTTCCTGCAATCCAATACCTCTTAATCTATTATCCTCTTCATAATCAAGAGCATCATTTTCTGTAAGAAATATTTTATTATGAGTATGCCAAACATCTTCATATTCAGTTTCATAGAGAAGGTCATATACTGTCCATTCTGGTCCTAACTCTTTATTCTTGAAGTCTCTATCTTCAAAATCTTCTTCTTCACATCCAAGTAATATTGCAGCAATTTGCTTTAATTTACCACCAAATTTTTTGATTCGAAAACTTCCAGTATCTATATAGTTAGAAAATCTATCAACACTAGGTACTCTTTTTTCCCACAGTAAATATTGAATCATTAAAGCTACTGTATCTTTTCCTGAGCCCATTTTACCTGATAGTCCTATTAAATTGTGTTTCATAATATCCCTTTTAAATAATCTATTCGTATTGGTTCTACTGAATCTTCTATTTGAATATCAGTATGAAAACCTTGTTTTTGATAATGTACATATTCCGTTATGAGTTGTTTCCACCCTTTTTGTGCAGGATAGAATAGAGTCCTATCAGAATCAGAAGCTTTGAAGGTCCCAGCAGGACTGCCATTAGCTCCATGATAAAGAGAACTGTGTGTTAATTCAAACACTAATGGAGTTCCAATATTTGTAGTTGATTCTACAATAAATTGAAATGGTTGTAATATCTCATCTCTATTAGTAACTGGTATGTCAAAATACTCACATAGAGCATAAGAATACCAAGAAGCTTGGATGTCATATCTATGCATTCTAATTTTACTAATGAATTGAAGAGTATTTCCATTCATAGTTTTAAGGTCAATAGGTTGTATTTTAACAATGTTTCCACTACTGTCTTTAAATACAATTACTAAATCCATTAAAGCCTTACACTCTATACCTCTATAAGTAAAGTACATAGGAAGTTGGTAATAGAAATCGATATTTTCAATTTCTGCTTGTTCTTCTCTATTAAAATATTTTGCTGTTCTGAAATTTGTTTTAAGAGATGTTACAATATTTTGAATATTGTCATACATATCTGCAGAAATAATCTCTTTTCCAAAAGCTCTTTTCTTATCCTCAAAATAAGCTACTCCTGCTTCAATAAGTTTTGCTACTCTGGTTTCAGCTTTCCACCTCATTTGCCATTCCATTGCATTTGCTGCTTCAAGAATCCATTCTTCACAATCTTCAAAATTAAGATTCAAACTGCCTTCAGCTTCTGCTAAAACAAAGACATAATCTACTATTTTCATTTCAACCTCAGTAGGTTTTTTATCTAATTGAGAAACATAGTATTTATCTTCAAATACTCCTTCTTCTCCTGTTAGAATACAGTCAACTGCTCCACCTATTAAAAAATAATCAGGTGTTGGACCATTCTCTTCTTCTTGTTTATTTCTTTTTGCTATCGATATCATCAAACTGTCCAAACCACCTTGTAGTTCTTTCAGTGTTGATTGATTAATAGCAGGAGATGCAAAATATTTGTCAATCTCTACTTGTGGTGTTATTATTAATCCCATCTTTCTTTTTGTTTTTTGTTAATTTTTCATCTCTAATATAGACTTCACACTCATCATTTGAGCAATATTTCTGTATTGTGGGCTCTCCACAAAGATGACATCTTCTTACTCCCATGTTCTTGCTTTTACTAATTCTTTAAATTTTTCAAAACTCATTGCTATGAGAGAAGCTCCCTCATTACTTCGGAACATCATCATATTTTCAGGACTCTCTTCTAAAATTTCTTTAAATGACCATCCTCTTTTTTGTCCTTCTTTAGTGGGTAAACCTATTACATCCTTCATTCCACCAGGGAATAGTTTTCTAAAATCTTTAGTCCACATAAAAACTAGCTCATCATACTCATCTTTTTTCCTCCCTCTTCCAGTGTCTTTTTTATGTATGAGTATATCTGGCTGTTTGTGGATAGCATCATAAGGAGGAAATAACTCTGGTAACCTCTCTCTAATAATTGCTAAAGTTTTAAACTCATTTAAACCTTTTGCGTAACCTGCTTTGATTTGTACATTAAAAGGTAAAAAGTTGAGGTCAATCCCAGCATCATCTAACATCCTATTTGATTGTCTGGAGGTCTTACAGAAGGTAAAACCAAGGTCTTCTCTGAAAACCTTGGCATAATACCTCTCTGCATTTGAACCTTTTCTCTTATTGGCTGCTCCCTTGCCCATATTGTTTCTTTAAGGCTAAGCAGGCTTTAATATCATCCATTCTGTCTAAAATTCTACTACGACTTAGTTCAGGAATGGCTGGTAAATTAAGTTTGTAAGCAGCAGATTCTTCTGATGCTACTTCGCCAACATAAGAAATCATGTCAATGAAGTTATCTTCAAATCCACTATCTATGTCCTCATCAATGATTTTTCCACCTTCATCAAAAGCTACAACAGAGACAGGATAATAAGCACAAACTCTCATTTTTCCATAACTATCTCTTGGTGGAACAGCTACAACATCACTTGGATTCACAAGAACTCTAAGTCCAGTGTCTCCAAAATAGTTACTTTGTAACCAACCTTTACCTGCAACATGTAATCCACGACTACAAGTTACATCAGAGTCAGAATTACATCTTTCTCTTGGCATTGTAACAGGTTCTCCAATTCTGATTCTGAATTTACCAGTGTAACCATCAGTATAAACAGGTGCTGTTCCTACTTCAGATAACCTATTATACAAATTGTATAAAATACCTTTTGTTTCTATCAAATTCTTTTCTGAAGTAGAACAAGCCATCTCACCATTATTGTCAATACCTATATAAAAGTTTTTAGGGCTCTTTTTTAGTTTATGGCGTACTCTTGTGAATTGTTCACTGATAAATCTTACCCAAGAAGAGTCTAAATCTGTCCCTTCTTGATGAAGAACAACATTTCTGTATGCTACAAATAAGCCTGAGCTTGAAATTGACATACCATACCTGTTTAAAAACCAGAATAAATTCTGTCGTGCTTCTCTATTTGTGTTTAATGAACACAAAGTCCAGAAGTTCAAATAAGAAGATAATAGTTCAATTTCATCATTCTGTTCAGCATTCCAAATAGCCTTAGCTAAATCTTGAGGTACACTTAATTCAGAAATAGATGAGATATAAAAACTCTCATTTCTTACGCTAATATATTCAGATTTGTTGAAACTGTTCAACATTTCTTGTAATTCTTCTCCTTCTTTTATTAAGATTGAGTACTGAGGTGCAAGAATATTTCTTACAGATTCAGGGTGATACTGATTTGAGACTACTAAGTCATAAAGCTCATCAGTACATTCATTGTTTGATAAAATTGTTCCATCTTCAAGAACAACTGTCAAATTCGATTTAATTCGTGTTATTTTCATCTTTCTCTATTATATTATTAATTGTTTCTTTTTTTAATTTTACTACTGCTTTGACACTTGGTCTAATCAGTTTTCTGCACAGGACATAATCTACAATAGTATTAATCCTTTTTTCTGGAATATTGCAAGAATAATTACCACCTTCTACGAAGTTTAAGATAAATAAAGCATTCTCCATTTCTCTTCTATGCTCTTCAAACAAGCCTTTCATATCTTCGTTAAAATAGTTTTTATCTTCACAAAGTTGTCTTATTTCTTGTGCATATTCCAAATTCTCTTCAGATACATGTTGATTATAATAAGTACTGCTTTTAGGTCCATATTGATAAACAAAATCATTTAAAACATTCAAAGCATCTCTTAATTTAGGTGATATAGCATCTAAGTTATGTATTTTTGCCATTTTATCTAAATCTGGGTACTGCTCGAATATGTATTGTGCTGTTCCAATATTTCTAATTAAAGGATACTCTGGTTTCATAAGCTTATCAAAATTTATAAAATTATCTATATGTTTTAAAAGTTTTTTCTTTGTAGGAGCAATCTCAAGAAGAGTTACAGGTACTCGTCTATTCAAATATTTATATAACTTTCTTAATCCTACACTCTTTGCCTCATCGTAAATAACTAAAGATTTAAACTCTTGAGACAATTTAGACATAAAATAAGTTTTAGAATCAGAGGTCACTTTATTCCCTTGTCCATATCTTAAAGTATGAAGGTTTACATTTTGAGACCAATCAAAACCAGCTCTTTTTACAGTCTTACGCTTTAGTTTATCTGCAGCTTTAGTATCTGTAATCCATTTTTTAGGCACAATAGCATCTGAAAAAGTAGGTACAGTTTTAAAATTACCTATAATATATGCAATTATTAGTTTAAGTGCTCTTTTATCATAATCCCAACTTTTTTTATCATACCCAAGGCGATGTCTTTCTTTTGCTCTTTCAGAATCTCTTTTAACTTCCTTAATCACCTTTTTATAATACTTCTTGAGGTCTTTCTCTTTTTTAATAAACATCGCTCCATGCTCAAAAGTTTCCCTAATATATCTTTTTGATATATTGTTTAAATTTCCAACATCAGAATAGAATAATTTATTAAAACTCGATTTAAGCCCATTTACTGAAGTATAAAAATTTGCATAGGTTAGTTTACCATTTTTAAGTTTATAGGACACATGGACAAGTAAAGTGCTCATTACGGTCTCTAAACTGTTCAAAAAGGAATCAGGATTATAAAATTCTCCATTATAGGTGATTTTTCTATTACCATCTGTTAGTTTGATTTTAACATCTTCATCAGGATTATTATCACCTACAATAAAATATAAATAATCTGTATTCTTTAAAGCCTCAATATAGCTTCCCATATTGTCGTAATCTTTGGTTTTTTCTGCTAAGGCTAGAGCCTTAATTTCCTCCAAAGCTTTCTCTAATTTAGCTTCAATAGTTGCTTTATTTTTAGTAGAATACAATATTTCCTCTCTGTTAGGTGTCACATCTAAATCTCCAATATCAAACAATAAACTAATAGGATATTCTTTAACCTTTTGAGAATATTGGGTATCTAAACTATCCACTCTTACTGGATATCTAACTTTACCTAATAAAAGATTTAACTCTTTTTTACTATCTAAAGTGTTTACCCAAAAATTGTCAAACTTTTTGATTTTAAAGTTATTGTATCTATATTCAATATCGACCCTATTATAATAGTAATCATCTCCATTATTTATAACATCCTCAGGAGCAATAATATACAAATTTTCAAAATATACTAATTGAGTTTTAATTGCTTCTGCAAAACTTTTTAAATCTCCACTTTGAATATTCAATTTAACTTCTAACCCATTTCTCTCATCAGTAGCTACCTCATGTAAAAGGTCTATTGAAATAGTATTTCCATCTTTATACATCATATAGATATACTTAGTTCCCTCATAGTTTGAAGTAATATATACTATATCAGAATATGCTAAAGCTGAAAATCTTCCTATTCCAAATCCACCAATTTGACTATTATCTGACCTTTTTGTTGAGCTCCCAATATTTTTGTAAATAGTATTAAACCTTTCTGGGCTTAACCCTACACCGAAATCTTGAATTCTACAAAAGAGCACTCCTTCTGAACTTTTTCCTAATTCTAAGATAACAGGCTCTTCTACTCCTGCCTCTACATGAGAATCCCAAGCATTACTTACTGTCTCTCTGATAAAAGATTCAATAGGCTTTGAATATAGATTGGTTGATAAGATTGTAACTATAAAATCAATATTACTTGTATCAATTGATACATTATTGTTCTTTATATCTCCTACTTGTACTACGTCTTTTTTCTTGTCTGTTTCAAATATCATTTTATTACCAATTTATTGTACCTAAGCTCTTGAGTCTTAGGATTGTGTTAGTTAAATAAAAACCATCATTTGAAAAACTATCATCAGCATTTTCAAAAAATGTAGAAGCTGGGTGACTACCTGGAATAACATAATTTAATTTGTCATCCACAATAATCTCTTCTATGGTTTCTTTATCATACTTTGATGTTATCAAAGGGTTTTCTATTTTTGTGATGAAACTTATAGGGTCTGCTCCCCACAACATCCATACACAAGGATTAGCGTGACTAATATAAGAAACAACAGTTTCTATAAAGTTTCGCCAATTTAACCTATGACTGTAAGCTTTTCCTATCTCAACAGTCAAAGCAGTATTTAGCAAAAATACTCCTTGCTTCTCCCATTTTTCTAAAGTGTTCCATTCACTTGATTGTTCTAAAGACCAATAAACTGTTCTAACAACTTCTTGTCTTATTTTTTCAAGGATATTTGGGGATTTTGCATCTCTTTTGACTCCATAAGCCAATCCATTAGCAGTCCTTGGTAAAGGATATGGTTCTTGTCCTAATATTACCACTTTAATGTCTTTTACAGGCATCTCAAAAACTCTAAAAATTAGAGATAATTCAGGCTGTATAGACATAGTATTAAGACTTTCGAGAAATTCAACCATAGGCTCTTTATAAGCCAAGCTATGTAATAATGGTATCCAAGATTCATGCACATTTTTAAATAGATTCATAATAATATTCTTTTAGCTTTTAAAAAATTAATTAATTCTTGTCGTCCCTTTTTGTGTATTAAATCTGAAGGGTCAGATATCTTTTTTGCCAAACACCATTCTGGCAAATATACGCTTCTAGCTTTATTATCAGAAGGGTAGTTTATTAAATTGACAAGGTCCTGAGCAGCTTTTATACCTGCTGCATCATTGTCAAAAAGTACTACTACCTCATCAAAACTATCCACCAAGTTCCAAAAAGCATTACTTTTTGGGAACATTCCTTCATTTTGTAACCATCTCACATTAAGCCCCAGGTTTCTTAATACTCTGAAATCTTTATATGACTTGGTTATGACTAATAGTCTGCCTGATTTGATAGGAGAAAGCATTCCTCCTACATCATCTGCAGTACAATTTGTTATGAATCTTTTACTTCCTTTTTGCTTAGGTCTGTAAATTTTCTTATTTCCACTCTCAAATTCAGTGTAAGCATATGCAATATCCTTTACTCTGAACATATGGTCTCCTGTCTTAGTATTGAAAAGCTTAAACTTTCTAATAGGAAAAACTTTATCTTCTATTAGGTTGTCTTTAGAGATTAAATATCTGTGTTCCCAAAAATTTCTATCAACTATTAAGAAATCTCTGGTATTCATTAGTATTTTTACTCTCTTCTTTTCTTTTTTTAAGGAAGGTCTAGTGTAAACTTTGTGTATTATGTCATCTTTAACATCTTTACCATCAATTAGCTTAGCTTTTATGAATTCTAAAGTCTTATAGAAATTAGGTAATCCAAAATAAACCATAACTGCATCAAAGCAATCGATATTTGACATCTTTACACCATTTATAACTCTTGTATCAGCAAAATCAGTAAACCTTAATTTATTTGTATTAAGGTCTATTTCAAACCAGCATCCAGGTGAGTTGTCTTCTCTAAATGGAGAAGTAATATACTCAAACTCAACAGGCTTAAAACCAAAGACTAATTGGAATATGTCTTCTTGTGAGACATATTCCAATATTTTGTCTTTGCTAATAAAACCACTTTCTATTATGTCAGTATCAGTAGTTCTATTAAATTCTGCCATCTACAATAATTTTACCATTGAGATTTTACAGCAGTTACACCAGCACTAGCTGCAGCAGCAGTAGCAGGCTCTTCACCTTCTATTTGCTGAATAGCTTTATTACTTTTCATGAAGTTTTCACTTCTTGTGAATGGGTGCTCATTACCAGCTCCATCAACATAACGAAGCCCAGCTTCATCAGCAGGATTGAAAGCTCCACCAACAGGTGCAATATGAGGAGCCAAGAAACGACCACCTTTCATATTTTTAGGTAATTGAAGGAAAGTTCTTTCATTACCTTCACCAATATTCCACTGATATTCTAAGAATACATCTACTGGAATTGTAGCAAAATTTCCTGGTTTGATACCACACATAGCAGTAGCCCAAGTTGCAAAATTGGTAACATTACCATTTTGCAAAGCACTTTTAATTTGGTCTTCTGTTGCACCTAATGCTTTTACAGCATGCACAATTACAGCTTCTCGCTGAGCTTTCTCTGCATTGTAAAGTTCATTATACCCTGGTTCACCTTCAGAGATTTTATTATCTCCTTTGAATAGGTCTCCTGTGATATCATAGATACGACTTCTGAATTCCTTTTCACCAATTTTGACAGTTATGTCAATAGCATCAGCTAATGATTCATCTGCTCCTGCATTTGGGTTATACTCTAATTTGGTAATATTAACTGCTTGGTTAAGACCAAATCTACCACCTTGTTTACTTTTTAGTGAGTCATCATTATCATTCTGATATCCCCAACTTGTTTTTGTGTTTTCACTCATTTTTTACTAATTTTTTAATATATTAAAATTAAAACTCTTAATGCCAAGTTGCCTTGGGTATTTCTTGTGTTTCTTCTACTTCTTCTTCTACTTCGTCTTCTACTTCTTCTTCTGTTTCTTCCATTGTAGTATTGGAAACTTCATCTTCATCTGCAACAATTTCCATAGTAGGCTCAGAACCTTTAACTTCTTCAGCAACAACATCAATATTATTTACTGTTTCGCATTCAGTCTCATCTTCAACAATAACAAATGCTGCAGCTTTTGGTTTTTTTGTTTTCTTACCCTTTAATTCTGGGTGTTTAAACAGTTGTCCTAACTCAGTTTTGTTAAGTCCATAATGAAGTCTGATTTCTTCTCTGGTTTGACCATTGCTTAGCATGTCTAAGACTTGTTTGATGCCTATTACTGGCGTTTCTTTTTTTGTGCTCATAATTAATATGTTTTTAATGCATCGATTACTACATTGTAATCATTTTCAATTTTGCCATCAAATAATCCCATTGGGCTTCTGGCTGTGTTATACCCATTGTTCTGTGTTTCAAGAATAAAGTTTAAATCATCTCCTTCTTTCTCAACATTTGCATAAAATACTGCTTCAAGTTTACCTTCAATTTGCATTTTATTAGCTAAGTTTCCAAGAGTCTTTAATCTTATTCTTGTTTCTGCTCCTTCTTTATAAGTCTCAGTGTGACCTGTAAGAATAGCATATCTTTCCTCTTCAAACATCTCTTTTTCAAGACCTACTTTAATATGCTCTATAATCTCTGCATAAGATTTAGGAATTATATGGAATGGAGCAATAGGAGCTATTTTCTTCCCATACTCTAATTTTCCACCTTTCCATACTGGATTCTTATTATCAGCATTATACCATATATTTGTTTTTGAAGGTAAGTTTCTCATCCCTGTGCTTTTACCCACCCCAGGTGGTCCAAGTATCAAAGCAATCTCAAAACCTAATTCTTGTAAATCAATTATGAAACGATAAATCTCAGTTCCATAATCTTTCCATTTATCATGTCCAGGTTTCTTTTTGTCTAACATATATTGATTTTCCTGAATTTGAGTCAGTGTATCAACACATATTGTGCTTATTTTTGTCATAGTTATCTTTTAATTTAATAATTTAAAACTCTTCAGACCACCAAACATATCAGTTCTGAAATGCTGTGGAAATTCGCAATGCCTACTTTCTACTAAATGAATAGTTCTTAGATTAGGAAATATTGGATTGTCTCTACTATCTCTAATTATAGTTCCAAAATGCTTTTTAAGATTATATCTTTGGTCATTTGGGTTAAAAATTGTAAACACATAATCTGCATCCTCTGCTAAGTTTCCTGTGTCCTTAATGTCATCACTACCTGGGAACAACATATCACCAAACTCTTTCATTCTTCCTATCTCTGATAAGCCTCTGTTTAAGTGAATGATATGTGCAAATGTGTAGTTACACCAATTTCTTAACTCAACACTGTATTCAATGAATTTATCTACTGTCTGTTTCATTTGAAAACCTCTTTCAGGAAGTAATTTCCTAAGGTGGTCAGTAATGATTATAGTGTATCTATCAGGTGTATTAGGTTTGTATCCTGTAATCCTTACAGATTTACCATATTTTTGTGTGATAAATTTTCCATCTTTTTCAGCATGTCTTTTAAGATACTTGTAAATTCCTGTGGGATTGTCCTTTTCTTCTATAAATGTTATGAATCCTTTTTCTATTTGCTCACCATTGGAGCTGTATTCCCCAAATAAGGGTATGATTCTATCTTTATATATTTTTTGGACAAGTTCAAAAATCTCTGGTTTAACCTTAATAACTTTTGCATCATCATCTTGCAACCTTCCTCTAAGATAATCAGGAGATAAGCCAATTACATTTTCACCATCTTTAGTGACACCCTCTGGGAGAGTAATTGTTTCTACACCATAATCATGATAGAGGAAATAGGTAGCAAAATCAAATTCTTTGGATACTCTGTCAAGTTCAAAAGAAAAATAAATCCATTCAATAGGAATATTAAAAGCCATTGCTTGTAAGAAAGGTTGAATCACAAATGCATAATCTACAAATGTACTTTTTCCTGCCTTTGGAGCTGCAGCAATACCATATATTCTGCCTCTTTGGACTCCATTAATAGCTTTAGAAATATTCATTAATCCTTCTCCCATTGGTAGTCCTTTATTACCACCTGTTTGACCCTTTTTATATTCTTCTATGAAATTCATTTATTTACTTCTTCTTGTTCTTTTTTTAGGTGCTTCTGGAATATCTTCAACAACAACAGTAGCAGGCTCTATTGCCTGAGGTTTTGGTGGTGGTGAAGCTTTATATGTCACAGCAACAACATTAAATTCAGATAATACGTCTTTAAGGACAGGTAATACATCCTTCCAAGAGCCTCCACCTATACCACAACCAATCTGAGGAACATAGACAGTAAATGTATGTCTTTGTTCAGGTGGTATTGTAAAAGTTAAAGCTTTGATGGAAGTTTTTAGAGCATCTATATCAAAATTTGCTCCTGGATTATATTGAGTATATAAGTTTGCACCTATTTTCAATTGGTCCTGTGTATCAGCCAATACTACTGCACTAAAGCTTCCAAACCTTTGTGTAGCTAATCTTGAATCATATTGGTCCAGATAAAAAAGGGGAGGAATATTGTGCCTTATTTTAGCTGCAATCCCTGCTCCCATTTGTTTTTGACAATTTGCTCCATGCATTATGATAGCACTTGTCTCGCTTTTGAAGAATAGCTCAATAGCATCCCCTTCAACCTCTACAAATGTAGGGCTTTTTTTCTTATTTTCACTCATAAATTTTAATTATTTTATTAATATTTTAATAATAATACTCTACTTTTCATCTCGCCATGAGTCGAAAAATGCATGCCTTGGGAAGTCTTTGATAGGGGGCATTCCTGTATATTTGAAACTTTTCCCAATGTAGTTTTCTTTGTTATCTAAAAGTTCTCTTCTGGCATCATGGTCAAAACCATTTAGTCCAACACAGAAAGTTCCTTTTCCTTCAAATTCTACTACAAAACCTTTAGCCATTCCACTAGGAATTCTATCAGCTTTTAATTGAGAAGTCTTACTTCTACCTAATTCATTAACTGTTTTCTCAACACCCTCTTTTACCATTGTGGCTTCTTCCACATCTAGTATCACACCATCATACTCATTTTTATCATCCTTCATTTTCAGAAGAGTACCTTGATTTAAGGTTGACCTTCCAAATTTATATGGATGAGTGCTATGAGTAAGTACAAGACCTTCATATCCTTGTTCAAGATTATATTCATATAGAGAATATAGGTCTTCAATAGACTCTGGTTTCATTCTATCTGGCATTCTAAGATACATCTCTTCAAAACTATATAAACATAATCTTTTGAAAGCTTCTTGCCATCTCTCTTTGAATCCTATCAAATCTGGTCTGTCAGTGATAATAAAATCAAATGCAAAACACTCCAAATCTTCATGAAATGTAGTTAAGAATTTAATATCTTTACCTCTGTACTTTTCTTGAAATGCTTCAGGTTTTTTCTCTTTCATCTTTGTAAGCTCATCGATATAATCCTGTGTAGTTACATCAGATTTAGAGAAAAACCTAAATATTTCATTGAATGGCATTCCATGC